TTCAGACTTTGTGTCGGGGGTGAAAGAGTGGTCAAAGAAGTCAATGATTGATCTTATCGGCAGTCTCACGTTGAACACGACAACGCACATGTCGGTCTCAGCATCAGTCTTAATCCTGCGAATGTGAACTACGTGTGCTGGTACGGAACCTTGGCATCCTTTGCGATGAATCTGAACGCACTGGTTTTCCACAAGTTCTGCCGAATGAATAGGAACTAAGGCCGTGTTGGCGTAAACCATGATACCCCTAATATTTCCCAACGGAACTTTAATCATCACCGTATTTGCTGAGACGACGTTGAAGACTTGGTCAACGGTGGCTGTGCGAACTCTAGGAGGGGCTGTAGGAACGTAAACTTCTCTCTTCTCCCATTCATCTGGCTTTGTCAATCTGTCTTTCAGATCTTGTGAAGAGACGATCTTCAAACCACCATTATCAGCGATCGTGACTTGGGAAATTTCATCGTCGTCGTCTTTCTCTTTCTTCGGAAAAGACTCTTGATAAGAGGTGTAGATCGAATACAATCCCGCTACAGCAACCATGCCTCCGAGGAAAACAGTCAGAGGTTTCTGCCAATACTGAACTTGCTCGCCATTTCGAATTCTGCGCGTCGTCACAGCCCTGGCTAAATACTCGGAAGTTGTCGCCACAGTCGATGATAACAAAAACATGATAACGAACACCACAAAAGCCAACGGCGGCGTCCAAGTGTACCACAGTACTACGAAGAAAGCGATGACTGAGTTTCGAAAGTTGAAAATTTGTCTTAAAGTCACGTTCACCACTGATGAGACTGCTCTATGCATCCAATACGACGTCGTGAGCGATACTCCCACCGGCATAGCCCATAACCAAGTGGAGACTTGTTCGCACGTATCGCCAATGAGCCCGTAATCAGACAAATTTTGCTCCTTGAGTGACAAGTCCGATCGATTCTCTGCGTGAGCTCTGATGATCTTGTCCATTGAAGTATTTGACACCAGAAACAACTGCTTATACTTCTCAGAGAAGTAGTCGGTGAATCTAGAAGCGGCATGTTTCACTTGCTCAATTGTGGGAACGGAGTCTAGAGCGCTGGGAGGTTTTTTGACTTCCACCTTCCAAGGCAGGAACTGAGAACACCGGCAATGATTTTGCAAATTCGCGCAATTCTTGCACTTGGGGAGAGATCGCTTCTTCTTGATGTTGTCAAGGTGCGTTTGGCAGGTTGCATTTCGTTCCTTGACAGTGTTCAACATGTAGGTGAGCCATTCCGAGACTTCCATAGGCTTTCCAACGTCTTCAATCCACACACTACGCGCGTCTCCAGAAGTGTCCCCTTCCAAATTTTTCTCGAAAAAAGTGTACTCTTGAATAAGGTAAATCTCAGGATCAGGGAGTTGACCTTCAGGCGTATCTATCATTTTGATTTTCGTGGGGTCCGGAACGTAGTGAAAAGCGCCTTTTGGAATCTTGCCAAACTCAGGCTTGCACGTGATTCTGAAATACAAATATCTCCTGTTCTGAGCTGCGACGCACTTGACGAATTTCTGAAGACAAAAGTCCTGCTGATTGCAACAAAACGATCCCCCTAACAAATAGTTCCACGTTTTCCCTTTCATATCCGCTTCAGCTTGTGGCATTTCGTTGGGAGTTGTATCAGCAATTTTAGCTGAATTAAAGAATTCTTCTGCTCCTGTTTCGATGTCACTCTTCTTGTTTCCGACTTCGTTCACGGCTATGTACTTAGTAGCTGACGTAAAACCAGTGGCCCACTTATTCCTGTCTCCGGAACCTCCGTAAACGTGACGATCAAGGATCTCCGTGTTGAAGGCAATTTCCAACACTGACCTGAAGTCATATGCTAAACCAGTTTTTCCGACCCCGGGATCACTGAACAGTCCAATAAAGGTAGGCTGAAGCTTCAAAGCACGGGACTTGCGAATCGCAAGAATGTGCTGTTTCATCTCGATTGCAGTAGACAAATACGCCGTGTAGGCTCGCATGGCAACCGGTTTCACCATTCTTTTCTCAACAATGTCTTCGATATCCTTGGCAAGTTTCAAAACTTCTTCTTCGAATTCATCCGGAGAACTCCCTTCGCCTTCCGTCATCATGACTTCCATGTTCCCAGTCTTGTAGGAATTGAAAAGACCTTGCACTCTCGCTAGTCTGATGCTAATGTTCAGCGGGTTGACTAGTAACAAGTACGATTTCCCCGTCACAATAGTCTCGAATATCATAATTGCTGAGTCGATGACGGTGGAAATGCGACTGATGAGAGACAACGTGTCGGTCTTATGAATCTTGGTAGCCCTGAAAACCAAGTCCTTCCACAATCTAGAAGAGGGGACGACGTTTTCTTTAACATTGTCTGGAAGAGGTTCTTCGGCCTCTAGATGAAAGAAGACCAACAAACAAACTAACTGATCAATGAAGTTCGCCAATGGAATTTCCTGTATCTTTTCGTCGATGCCAATGCCAGAACGAACGGTAGCTCTCAAATCATCAAAAAAGTTCTGATCGCGAACTTCAGGTTCAGGAGTCTGTACCACGGACTTTGAAACGAAAGACTTCATGTATTCAAGCAAATTGCCGTCAGACAAAGCTAAAATGTGCTCCATCATCTTCGGAGTGGCAGTGTAAATGATCATCCGAGCGGAACTAACCATGACTTCAATCCACGTGTTACAATGATACAAATCCATGGCAAATGTCGTAAGTTTAACCGCCGTAAGAGAGGCTTTAGCCAACTTCGAAGGAGCGCTTTTAACTGCTTTGCACTCTAAGTAATCTATCTGCTCAGTCGACAAATCAGACGAAAGACTCTCATACCACGCTTTATGAGCCGTAACGGGGTGTTCAGAAAGTAGAGGTAACTCAGCAAAGTATTTTTCGTACAAAAGTCGGTGAGTGGATCCTCTGACTCTGATTTGATTTTCGGTGTGCAAAATACTTGAGTGGGTAGAAGAAGCGACTCTGAAAGCTACTATCTTCCTGATGACGTCACGATGAGACAACTCCGGAGAGATTTTACTGACGATGTTCTCATCAGCGCACTCATGAGCATAAGACAATTGTTCCATAGTCAATTTACTCGAGTCGACGTACGTAAAGAAGATCTGGCCAACTCTCGTGGGCATAGGCATGGATTTCGGTCCTTGATCCTGAATCTCCTCTCGTTCTCTCTCTTCTTTCTCAATAGCTGCGAGTCTCTCTTTTAGCCGTTTTTGTGACTCTTTAAGACTGGAGATTTGGTTGCGCTGGTCTTTGATGCGTCTGTCCTTTTCCTTGGACTCTCTAACTTTGTGGGCTTCGCGCTTTGAGCGAGCGTATTCCTTTTCGTTTTGGTCAGAAACGTGATAATCGGGAATTAAGTCAGAGGAATAATGAGTCGTGACCAAGGTGTAAAAACCATCGCTTGTAAGGGCAATGAATTCTTCTTTAACCTTTCTGGACAGGTTTCCAGTCTTCCAAGTGGAACAGGAAGAGATAGACTCCTCGTCTACTTCTGATATAACCCCGCCATCAATCGAATTGGTGGGCGGGGGCGAAATACACGAGTGAGTAAAGTTCTCAAAATGTTCAGAGAGATT